CCGTTTTCAACAGCACGATTGGAAACTCGTTCTTCAATTTTGGACCGACGTTTCCGGCGATCAACAACCGGATTTATCCGTGGCTTGATGAGGATGGGCAGTGGTGGATTTTCGATCAAGGATTCTGGCTTCGTAAAAACCCTGTCGCAGCGAATGGATATGATCGCCGCATGTTTGTTGGAACGACTACGGATCTTCTTTCGTACGACGGCGGAGATGGAACTGCTGTGGCAGGCGATACGTTTGGACCGATGTGGATGGTTGACACGCTGTTTGACGCTCGATTTCCGGTCGGTGTTGGCACTTTTGCGGCGAGTGGTGCGGTTGCTGTCAAAGGAACTGCAACTGCCACATCAATTGTCGGCGAGGATCAGCACACGCTGACCATTCCTGAGATGCCTGCCCATACTCACAACTTCTTCCCGCTTGTAACTGCGGATGCGAATAATGGCGGGGCTAACGGTGTTCAGTACGGCGCTACGGCAAATGTTGCCACTTCATCTACTGGAGATGGAACCTCCCACAACAATCTGCCCCCGTTCTACGGTGTTTACTTCATCAAGCGAACTGACCGAATCTATTACACCAAATGAAGCTAATCGTTCAGGACATTCGCTCGACAATCGCCCGTGTAGTCGGCGTCTGCGTCGATGACCCTCGCGTTTACGACTACATCAATCAGGCGTGCCGACGGCTTCTGCACAAGGGGTTGTGGGCAGGCGCGTACGGACGCTTCACTATCCACACGGTCGGAGGGTGCATCACTTGGCCGCGTCATATTGAAACCATCGAGTCCGTCGCTGATTGCTGCGGCGTAGGAACGGTTCGCAATCAATGGTTCGAATTTCAAGAAAGCGGATACGGATTGCTCGGAGAGAACAATGGCGGGTGCGTCGGCAAGCAGCTTGTGGATCGTGGCACCGTCGTTTCTTACCGCGACATGTCCGGCGAGACGAATAGCTTCATCCGAGTCTATCCCGGTGACGCTTCTGACGTTGGCAAGACCATCACCCTGCAAGGTGTCGATCAGAACGGGCAATGGATTCGCACGCTGTCTGGAGGCGTATGGATCGACGGCGAGAAGCTGACCCTCGCGTTGCCGTACGTTCAATCGACCAAGAAGTTCATATCGCTGACCGGCGTCATTCGTCAGGCAACCAACACGGTAAGCCGGTTGTACGAGTACAATGCGACGACATTGCTGGAGCTTGATCTGGCAGTTTACGACCCTGATGAAACTTTGCCGCAGTACCGCCGCAGTTACCTGACGGATCGTTGCAACAACGACGAGGATAAGCCGGTGACGGTCATGGCGAAGATGCGCCATATCAACGCGACGAGCGTCAATGACTACCTCATTCCGCCGAGTCCCGATGCCATCAAGCTGATGGTCATGGCGATTCGCAAAGAGGAGAACGATTTGATTCAGGAAGCAGTGGCCTACGAAGCCAAAGCAGTTCAAGCTGTTCAGGAGCAAACGATGCAATACCTTGGGGACGCAGTCGCTACGATCCGAATGGTCGGTGTCGGACTAAACGGCGGTGGATTCTCCCAATGGTTCTAAAACTCAACATCGACTTTGCGCTGGAAGAGGTGACTCCTGAGAAACTGGAGTTGCTTCAGGCTGTATTTGACGCACACGACATGGCGGCTCGGAACAATCAGAACGCCAGTTCCGGCGCTGCGGTTAACGCTTTCTTTGGTAGCGCGCAGCTAACCAACGCAATTGCTTCCGCTATCCTCACGCTTGGCGATGCTCATGGTCCGATTGGTCCTGCTCGATTCGTTTACGAGAAATTCGACGAGCGATCTTTGAAGTCGGCCATATTGTCTGGCATGAAGATTCCCGGTTTCGGGAACTCGTTCTTTAAGGACAGTATCGACCCAGCGTGGAGTCGGGTGCGCGAGATTATTGAGGTGGACTTCAAGAAGGCGAACGACCGCATCAAGCAGCTTCATGGCTGGATGAAAGAAGTCGGAAAAGACGTTCATCCGAATGCGGCTCTTTACAGCGCAGTGATTTGCAACGAACTAGGAATGATTCACGGTTCAGAGTCGGCCATCTTTGTGTTAGCTCGAACAGCGGCTTGGACATCTTTGTGCATGAAAAATGAACGGTAAACTCTTTCAAATCTGCGGGTTGCCACGATTCGGATCGGCATTCATGTCGGTCCTTTTCTCGTTGGAGGGTGATTGCATTGGCCTGCATGAGCAGGGTGCGACTGACTCAAACTGGCAGAAGTCGATTGAAGATTACCGGAACCGTTACAAGTACGTCGCTGATTGCTCGACCTACGGATATCTTCCGAAGGCTATCGTGCATGACTCGGTCAAGGTGTACGTCAAGAAGGACGCGGAATCGTCGGCCAAAGAATGCACCGAGCGATTCGGTTACGAGGTTCATTTGCCTTCGGTTCAGATGCTTCGCGAGTACGCCGACAAATGGGCATCGTCACATAGCGTGATGACAATCGAAGAGGGAGAACTTTTTAAGGTGGATACTTTGCGTCGGATATGGGTTCATTGCTTTCATAACGAGCGAGCTTTTCCTGAGGAAAAGGCCGTTCGACTTGTTACCATGAACATCCAACGTCACGAACCTGAAAAGGTGTTCTCGATTGAGAACGGCAACCGTCTTGTGAAGGAGGTTTTTTAATTTATGGGAGCTATTCTAGGTGCGGCAGCAATCGCTGGTGGATCAAGTCTTATTGGTGGTTTGCTGAGCAAAGGCAGCAAGCCAAAGGTTCCGGCGTTCAAGCCGATTGATTTTGCGGCAGAACAGAAGCAGGCGATCCAGCAGAATATTGGATCGTTGGAATCGGCGACTGAATTGGCCACCAAGACGACCGCTGCCGAGCAGTCACAGCTTGAGGCGCAGCTTCGTCGTGCGATTCCCGGTTACGATCAGTTGATTCAACAAGCTGGAAAGAACATCGGATCAGCTTTGCGGGGCGAGGTTTCTCAAGATGTTGCTTCTCAGCTTCAACGATCTTCTGCTGGACGTGCGCTTAGCGGAGGGTACGGCGCTGGTTCGGGTGCTGGTAGAAATTTGGCCGCTCGCGACTTTGGTCTGACATCGATGCAGATCCAGAATCAGGGTCTTGCTCAAGCTCAGAACTTTATTCAGCAGCAGCGGACGTTCGGAATGGCGCAGCCGTTCTCAATCAGCAGCATGTTCATCACTCCCGGTCAACGCATTGGAGCGATGCAGCAGCAGAACCAGCAGCAGTACGGACGCGATTTGCAGGCTGCACAAGTGGCAGCAATGCCTGATCCTACGATGGCAGCGTTTGGAAGCGCAATTTCTACTGCTGGCGGAATGTACGGCGGGGCAAGTATGCAGCGCGGGTTGATGCAGCAGATGCCAAGTTTGTACGCCACGACTCCCGGCGGTTCACCAAGCGTAAACAGTACCACAATCGATTACAGCACAGGTGAAACGGGATATCCGAACCCGATGTCACCTTCCGCCACTTACGCAGTGCCTCCATCAACCTTCTATCAGGGAAGAATAGGTTAATCTTATGGCCGACGAAACTCTTCAAGCATTTCAGCTAGGCGCAAACCTCTACGACCGCGCACAAACGCAAAGGCGGATGATGGATCAATTGCAGGTGCAGACGGCTGAGTCGTTGATCCAACGGCAGGGCATGGAGCTTCAGAACAAGATTCGCGACAACGCGTTATCTGAAACCATAGACGAGCAAGTTAAGTTAAAAAACGATTATCCCAATATGCAGAAAAACCTGCAAATGCGTGATGCGTTTTTCAGAAATCCTGAAGCTGATTTTCCAACATTTTTGCCGGTTGAATCAAAGTCAAATCAGAACTCAATGTTTCAGATTAGTCAGCAGCTTGATGACTACGCCCCTCGCGCACGACTTCTAAAAGTAATGAAGGAAGTGGACAATAAAAATATAGAAGAAGCGGTTTTAGTAGGTAAAACATTCGGAGTAAAACCAATTAAACCTGACGGATCAATTGATCAATCTATTATTGACCAATATCGTCCAAAACTTGTTGAAAAAGAAGAGTTCACAAGACTATCTCCAGAAGTTAAAAGCATTTATTTAACTCAGCCAAAAGAAATGTCTCATGTTGAAAAAATAACAAAGGCAAACGAGATAATTGCAAACAAGCCTACATCTCAACAGAGAATTATTTTAGACAGAAAATCTTCGGCGGTTAAAGACGCTGAAAATATTTATGGCACTCTTTCTCCGGGAGAAAAAGTTCAAGTTGAAACAACTGCCGAAACCGGCTGGAAACCTTTGTCTGGAATTGCTGCGACCAACTTTGAGGGAACTAGACAGATTGCAGAAAACGCAGATAGATTGCTTGAGAGAGTTAAATCCCTTGAAAAGAAAAAACCCGGAGCAATTTCAAAGCATGTTGGATTGTTTAACAGCACGATTGATGAAATTGGAGTTAAAATTGCAGAAACAACAGATCCGATTGAACTTGAAGCGTTTTCAATCATTCAAGATTTTCAAAAAGGATTTAACCTTAATGCTCTTTTAGGATCTGGCAAAACTATCACAGCAAGCGAAGCTCCTAGGCTTGAAAAAGAATTTGGCTCATTAAAGAACAAAAACTTTGCTTACAATTTTGAAAATTATGCCAAAGGCAAAATGCGTGATTTGCATAGCATTGCCTCTGAGTATAAATATACTGCAAGATTACCAGAGCAATCTATTCGTCAAGTTGATTTTTACAACTCAAAGTATAATCTAGGTTATAATCCAATTAGCAAATTAGCCGCTGATAAAATTGGACGTGGAATAGAACAGACTTCTGTGCAAAGTGGTCAACAAAAACCTCAGTACCAAGCTGGAGATAGAGCAAATCAGAATGGAGTTTGGTATCAATATGATGGTGTAAAGTGGAATCCAGCTTCACAATAATATGCCTGAATTTGACCCAAATCAGCCGTTTGATCTTGTTCCAGCTTCTGCACAAAAACCTCAAGCTGTAGAATTCGATCCAAGTCAGCCGTTTCAATTTACACCAGCATCTGCATCGCAAGGTCCGGCCACCATCGCTGAAATGCGTCGTCGCGAGGAGCAGGGGATGGTTTCTGCGTTGCCTCCTGAGCAAGTTCAAGCGGCTATTGGATCGACGGTTCAGTTAAATCAGGCGGTGCAAGATGCTGGTAAGGTCGGAATGATGGAGCGTTTTATTGGCTCGTTCGCTGGGATGGCCGACCCATCAGGGCAAGTAACTCCATTTATGGAAGGAACAGAAGCGAGAATTGCTCCTTCTGGAGAGTTTACTCCGTTAGGTGCCGCTGAAGCTCGCGGTCAATTAGAGGGTTTCGCAAAAGGTGCAGAGTTGATTCCTCCCGCTGTCGCAGGATTGATGACTGGAGGTCTTGGTGCTATTCCTACCGCAGCGGCAATGGCTACAGCAGGCGCAACTGGTCAGGCTGTTAAACAAACGATAGAGGTCCAATCTGGACAAAAAGAAAAATTTAAACCCGGTGAAGTTTTAAAATCTGGAATAATCTCAGCTACACCCGGACTTGGACCAATTCAAGGAGCTGCTGGACCTTTAGCTGCTGGTCTTTACCAAGCTGGAAAACAATCTATTTTAAACGCGTCAACATCAGCATTTGCCGATGTAATTCAAAAATACATCGATGAGGGTCGAATTCCTACTTGGGAGGAGATTGGAAAAGAAATTAAACTTCCTACACTTTTTGGAGGCGCTACAGGTTTTGTTGGCGGCGCACTTGGACGCGGACAACAACTATTAACGACAGAGCAACAGGTTGCACAACAAGGACGGGAAGCTGGTCGTAGAATTGAGCAGCAAGTTGGAGCCGAGTCCGCCCCTTTAACTGGCGCTCAGCAGACCGGAATAAATATTCCGGGTCAATTTGGAACCGGCTCTAGCGGTTTAGCTGCTCAGCAAAATCTTGTTCAGAGAATTAGAAATGTTCTAA